GTATATGATATTGATTTTGCGTCACCAATAAATGCTGAAGGATCACCAAATAGGTTAAAAATTCCAAACTTTGACTCAAACGGTAGAATATTAAACTATACAATAACAAAAAGAGAAGTTGTTGTTAATGGAACAACAAAAGTTTTCAAAAGAGTTATTACACCAAATGATGTTAAACCTTATTTTGAATTATTCTTACCAGAAAAAAATGTTTTGGGTATAACAAGTGTTTTATTAAAAGATGGAACACAATATAATACAATTCCGGAACCACAAGAATTTTTGGGTCTTGATAATAGATGGTACGAAGTTAAGGCTTTGGCTGAAGACAGGGTTTTTATTGAAGACCCAACAAAAGTATCTGACCAACCAGGAATTAAAGTTGGAAAATACATTGTAACAAACACAAAATTTATTTCAGAATATACACCAGAAGGTTATTTAAAGATGACTTTTGGTGGTGGAAACGTATCAGCAGAAGAACAATTAAGAGAATTTGCTAGAACAGGTAACGCTTTTGATTTAAACAAATACTCAAACAATTTAGCATTAGGTGCTGCTTTAAAATCAAACTCAACACTATTCATTCAATATAGAATAGGTGGAGGACAAGTAACAAATCTTGGGTCAAATGTTATTACACAAATTGGTACTGTATCATTCTTTGTAAATGGACCTTCGGAAAGTGTTAATAAATCTGTTGTTAATACATTAAGATGTAACAATGTTACAGCCGCAATTGGTGGAGCAAATGCACCAACAACCGAAGACGTAAGACAAATGGTTTCATTTAACTTTTCAGCACAAAATAGGGCTGTTACAATAAATGATTATGAATCAATTATAAGAAATATGCCATCACAGTTTGGAGCACCGGCAAAAGTTACGATTACTGAAGAAAATAATAAGATAAAAATTAAGATGTTATCTTATGATTCAAATGGAACCTTAACTGATACAATTTCATCAACACTAAAAAACAATGTTGCAAATTATCTCTCAAATTATAGAATGATAAATGATTATATTTCTATTGAAAGTGCAAACCCAATTGATTTAGCCGCTGATGTTGATGTTGTGTTAGACGCAACACAAAATTCCGGAGCAATTGTATCTAAAATAATTGATATTGTTAATACCTATTTTAGTCCAAATACAAGACAACTAGGTCAAAATGTAAATGTTTCCGAGTTAAGAAGATTAATACAAAACGAAAATGGTGTTATTAGTATTTCAGATATGAGATTCTTTAACCGAGTTGGTGGTCAATATTCTTCAAACCAAACATCACAGAGATATTCAGATCCAAATACAAAACAAATTGATTTAATTGCCGATACAATATTTGCAGAACCGACTCAAATCTACCAAGTTAGATACCCAAACAAGGATATTAATGTTAGGGTTATCAATTTAAAAACGGTAACTTTTACCTAATAATTTATTTATTCAAAATAAAGATTATTTTTTGAAAATAGGAAATAAACTATTTATCAAAAAAGTTAAATTTAATGCCCAAATCATATAGAATAAGAACACAAGTAGGACAAGATAAGTTCATTAATGTTAAACTTGAACAGGATTTTGAACAACTTGAAATACTATCTCTCAAAATAAATCAAAGTGAAATCTACACAAGAATTTGTGCTGACTATGGTGTTATAATTGGTAGGGTTGTTGTTAATGGTGGATTTGGAGTACCAAATGCAAAAGTCTCAATCTTTATCCCTTTAACAAGTGAAGACGAAACAAACCCAATAATATCAGAATTATATCCGTATAAGACATTATCTGATGTTAATGAAGAAGGTTATAGGTATAATTTACTACCACAAGACCCTTCTTATTCAACACATGCCGCAACCGGGACATTTCCAACAAGAGATCAAGTTCTATTGGATCAATCTTATATTGAGGTATATGACAAGTATTACAAGTATACGGTAAAAACAAATGATAGTGGTGATTATATGATATTTGGAGCACCAACCGGTACACAAACATTAGTTATGGATGTTGATTTATCCGATATAGGTTGTTTTTCCTTATCACCACAAGACTTAATACAATCCGGACTAGCAAACCCATCACAGGTTAATGGTAGCACATTTAAATCTTCAACTAACCTTAATGAATTACCACAAATAAAAACATTAAATAAAACAATTGAGATATCACCATTATGGGGTGAAGACGATATTTGTCAAATTGGTATTGTAAGAGCCGATTTTGATTTAACACAAGATGCTAATATAAAGATAGAACCAAATGCGATATTTATGGGTTCTATCTTATCAACATCAGATGATGATGCGTTAAAAACAAATTGTAAACCAAAAAACAATACCGGTAATTTATGTGAGTTAATATCAGGTCCGGGTCAAATCTTAGCAATAAGACAAACAATATTTGCAGATACCCTAGGATTACCAATCCTTGAAGAACATAAGTTTGAACAAGACGGAAAAGTAATTGATGGTGATGGTTCATTTTTAGTTAATGTACCAATGAATGTTGATTATGTAATAACAAATGAATTTGGACAACAAATATTATCAAATGACCCAAAAAAAGGAATACCAACAAAAGGGAAATACAGGTTCAAATTCAAATGGGAGAATGAACAAGGATTACAAAATGAATTTTTAAGAGCGAACTTCTTAGTTCCAAATATTAAAGAACACGGATGGGCCTCATCATCAAATGATCCATTTGATCCAACTACAGCCGTACCTTTAACAATTACATTACCAGTTGGCACATTAACCGGAACAACAACAATAACACAAACAGGTGGGTTATTATTTGAAAATACCGTAAATTCCGCTAATTTTTCTGTTGTTATAAATGGTCAACCATATTTTGGTGACACCGGAGTAATACCAGTAAACGCTGGAGATGTAGTCCAAGTAATTTCAAACCCAATTGATGATACACAATTACAAGATATTAATTTTAAATTTTTACCACAAGATTATTTTGATGTATTGAGGTCTTACTCATTTAGTTTGGATTGGGATGATTATGTGGACGCTCAATCAGCAATTGATTGTGAAGATACTTTTTATGAATTTAACTATAATAAAGTTTACACAACTGCAATGTTTCTTGATAGATACAAAAACGGTTTAGGTAGAGCAAAACATCTTGGAATAAAAGAAATTGATAATAGAACTTGTAAAACAACGGTTAATACCTTTCCAGTAAATGATGCAATAAGAAACTTTGATTTCCTATTCTTTGTTTTTAATATCCTTATCAATATTTTAACAATACCAATCATAGTTTTACTTTTTGTTGCACATCTTATTTTATTTATTTGGCCTGTATTAAAATACCTTTTGATTGCTCTTGGTATTTATTTTGCCTTTGATGCTGTAAGAGATATGATTGACTGGATAAACTCTGGAATTGAAAACGGAGCATTCTCTCCTTTAGGTGGTCCTGTTGTTAATATTGGTTTATATTTTAGAATTGCATCTCAAGCCGCATCTTTTGTGTTTAGGTTTGCTTTCTCAATTGCTTTTGCTGTTTTTGCTGCGGTATATCTTATAAGGATAAAGAACTTTCCAAGAATTGGATTACCAATGGTTTCATATCCAGATTGTAATACTTGTGATTGTGATTGTGGTAATGCAGAAATTGATGATGATATAACAACACAATCTGTACAACAATCAATTGACGATGAACAAAACACAGACCCAAATTCTGGAAATAATAGTGTTGTGTCTCAAACAAATTCATTTTTAGCCCCAATCAATTTGTCACAATCTTTTGATATACAACACCCAAATTATGAAAACCCATCTGATGTTGATGTTGATGATAATAATGATGGACAATTTAACAATCGTGCAGGATCTTCCAGTTATCCTCAACCACCATATTTTGATTGTGGTTTTAAGACATTGTTAGCCGCCGCAATAGATCAAGACATTAAACCACCTGTTGTTGCAAGAGCCATTGTTGATTTTAGAAGAATGTTTTCTGGTTATGACATTGTAAACTCTTCAGGTACCGTTGGTGAGGACATTATATTTTCAGATGAAGGATATTTAAGAAAAGCGCCACAACCATTTATTCTTGCAGCTGAAGATTTTAACGCTTCTCAAGGCGGCAATGACCCAAGAAGTTGGGCTTATCCAATAAAAGAATCGTATCCACAAATATTAAATGAATTTAATACTCGTGATAAATATTTTTCTGGTGTAAATAGAATAAAAACAACTGTAAATCCTTCTTCTGGAAATACATTTTATGAAGATCAAGTCGTTGTTGTTTTAGCAAATCCAGGAACAAAAGAAATTTTGGGTGTTGGAAATCTTTTTAGTTTCCAGGATCAAAGTTTGTCAAACTGTCAAGTAAACTTAACTGGATCAACTCTAAATATTTTTGGGAATAATGCTATTACTGGTTCAACCGTAACTGGAAACGTATCTGTGAATATTAGTTATGCTGTATCACAAACAACAAATACAACAATTCCAGTTTTAATTACACAACAATCAGATAGTTTAGAAACATTTTTACAATACCCAACCGACATTGAGTACTTTCAAATGATTACTGGTTACACCGTAAATGATTTTAACTCTTTATCTAATTTCTCAACATCTGGTTATTTTCCTCAAACATATTTAAATCATGAAATACAATTTATATATTGTTGTGGTGTAAATTATGTACCATCAACACCACCACATTTTAATTTAGGACCAGCAATTAGTGCACTAACAAACAATGTTAACTATGAAGTTTTAATTTTTGTTAGAGGTGTTGACCCAAATACATCAAAACAAACTATTAGATATGACGTATCAAAAATACTTGGAAACACAACATACGGTTCTAATATAGTAGAAGGGTCATATTATATGAACATACCAATACAAGGAGTTGGTTTTGCACCAAAAAGTCACAACACACCAAACAATAATGACCCACAATTATATTTTAATTCATATACGCTCAATGTTGGAAATGACTACACAGGTTTTACATCTGATTTACCATATTATTATTTGTCAACCGATGACCCAATTTCATCAACATATCAACCATTTTCTACTTGGTTACCAACTAATAATTCACAGATTAGTCAGAACAGTTATCAAAATACAAATTTAAGTTCATTTCTATTAAGAGCTGGTTTTCCTAAATATTATGGTGGTGGAAGTTTTATAGCATCAAAAAGTCAGTCATTTGCGACTTGTGGACCATTTGGTTGGAATTCATTAACACCAGATAATGGTGATGAAGGTAAAAATCAAATCGGTAATCCGCCAAATAGATTATTTATGGTTTATTCACCAGCTTATATCAGACAATCATTACCCGGTGTTAACTTTTCAGATAAAACAAAAATTGTTATGAGAAGTGATAGATTACCATTATCAACAAAAAGAGAAGATGGTTTAGATGGTGACACATCATACGCATTACATCAAAACAATAATTTTACATACTACACGGCTGATGGTCAAGCATCATCACCATCAAATGGTATTGCTTCTGATTTACCTTCTGGTGAAGCCGCAGACTCTTCAGTTGCATCACTTATTTCAACACTATCTTGTGATGGAATAGTCCCACTTGATTGTTATTCCGGAACAGGAAACAATGTTGGTGTTTTAGCGCCAGGTACTTGTGAAATACCAATTAATAGAGTTGTTAGAGGTTGTTATTGTCTTTTAAATAAAAAGTATTTATCCCAAGTTGATGAAGATGTTAAATTATTCTTAGAATGGAAAACTAGATTTACAATAACATTTGCGGCTTGTAGAGGTGTGTTTGCACAAACATTTCAAAATAACTGGATAAATGGTGCTTTATATATGTTTAACTTTAATAAAACAGCAACATATACTTTGACAGACCCAACAACGCCAACATATAATTATTGTTCTGATGTAATAGTATTTAACGACATTAATAATGGATTTTATTATAGAAGTTCGCCTTGGAAAGAATCAACACAACAATTTATTGGTAAAGACGCACCAACATTCAGTTCTATTATAAATTTACCACCATCTATCTTAAACACCTATCCCGGACTTGGTTATAATAAAAAACAAATACAATTTCCAACAACTATAGTTGATATGGGACCAAGAGAAAAATTTATTTCTGAAATATGTAATGATAATAATTTTAATAGTTATTATGTTGACAATATAAAATCAACATCATACCAAGATTTATCTGATGTAATACAAATTGGTTTTTTATCTAGATTATTAAATGATAATGTTAGACAAGCTATGATCCCAATTGCAAACCCAAGTGGTGGTAATACTGAAGGAAAGGGAATAATTCAATTCTTTAATAGTAAAAGACAAGGTGATAGAATTGATGGTGATTTTGCACAAATGTTTTCAATTAGCTCAGAATGGAAAATTCTACCTTTTATTGTTGAGAATTATCCAAATCCAGATTCTATATTTTTTGGAAATGATTCACAATCAGATCAAAGACCAGTTTTTGGTGTTTTTTATGAAGTCCCACAGATTAACAACGCTTACAGAAAAAATCTAACACCTGGTTACGAAACACTAAACTATACTCCATTATTACAGTATTTCTATGGATACCCAAAAACACAAGAAGTTCCATTCTATAAATGGACAATTGAATTACAGTCTGGTAATATTTTTGGAAATGAAAATAATAATTGGAATACAACCGGACCTTTCTATAAGCGAGGTTATCAAGACTTAGATTTTACAAATAATAATGAATATTATAAGACAACAACAACACAATTAGGGTACTTAACTAATTTTGACCTAATAGGAGATCCACAACCATCACCAAATAATTCTGGTAGTTATGTTGTTGGTGCTCCTTTCCACTTCTATTTCGGTTTAAATAATGGGAAAACAGCCGTGGATAAATTTGTTAAACTATATATATTAACTGAAGGGTAATGGGAATTGATAATCCAACAAGCGTGGTTTTAGGTAGTTTGAGATTTAAGTCATCTCAAGATCAAGGTGTGTTTTCAAATGTACCATTGGAACAAACTGTGAAAGAAATTGTAGAGTTTGATAGAAATGTTGATTTAAATCTTGAAACAGTATTTGATGATGAAAGACAAGAATCAACAATATTTAGACCAATATGTAAATATTCATTAATTTTTAAAAATGAATATACCGGATCAACAACATATGAACCATTTAAAAATAATTTATATTATAGTAACGCAATTAATAATGCTGTTAGTATGATGACATTACCAACAACACCGTGGGAAGGTTATCCCCAATATTTTGAATTTGATTTTGTTAGAACAGATAATAATGTTCCTGGTTACACAATACCACCAAATAATCATGTTAATTTTATAAATAAGAGTGCCTCAACATATAATTGGTCTCACTATATAACATACCCATTTGATAATGATTATTTTAAACCATTATATGCGATTGATCCAGAAACTCTAGCTTCTTGGTCTTGGACAGCAATGGACGGAATACCTTTTTATATTTTAGAAGGTAGTGATCTAAATGGTAACTATATAAATTTTAAATGCCCAATGGAACATGGATTAGTTGAAGGAGAGTTTGTTGAATTATCTTTCCCTTATGGAACAGATACAATATTTCAGGTAACTAGTTTGGGAACACCTGGGTATGACAGTGAACTTTATATCTTTGGTGTCACAAATATTGGATATACCGGCACAACATTTCAAACCGGAGCTATTGGTACTTTTAAAAGACTTATAAATCAGAGTAATCCAACAGAAACAAGATCAGAATATTACATAAGAAGACATAAAGTTTTAACAAATAGTGAATGTGCTATTATAACAAAAGCCGGTTTTGACCAAACAAATTTTAATTCAAAAAGTAAGTTAGAAAAAGCGGTCTTAACACCTAATGGTGTAGAAAGATCTTCAGTAAAAGAAGGAAATCAAGCGTATAGTTTATCTTTTAATTGTGATATTGATATTAAACCACTACTTGACAACCAAAAAAGACCAGTCTCAGAATTATTTTTTACAACAATATGGAAAGGATTTTTTGGTTGGACAAAAAAGTTAAAACAAGGTTTTGATTTTAACTTACCACTAGTTAATAATTTACCAAACTTATGGTGGGACCAAACAAATTTTTTATCAGACACACCAGTAACACAATCACAATATCTCTCAAACACATTACCACCAGTTGGTCCATTTTCATATAATAATGACTTAAATGTTGATGATATAATAGACGGAGACTTCTGTGAGTGGAACGATTATTTCCAAACAGAAAGAGTTATATCAAGAATGAACCATAAATTTATTTATAATGATCAATATTTTAATATACCAACTGATGCCCCAGCACAGAATCAATTTGGGTATTATTATAAACCACACAACTCAATAACACTAAGAGTATATTCAGATTATATTGAGGAAGGAGATGCAACCGGAGTATTAGGAATACCTGACTATGCTTTCTTTTCAAATTTATCAAATAGTTTTAGATGGAGAGATCTTTATCCTTATGGATATGTTGACACATCTGGGATTGGTGTTGATTATCCTTTTTTAAATGGAAAACATTATCCATATAAAAATATTGTTTTTAGAGTATTCCCAGAAGGAATCGGACTCCAAAACATAAACGAAATAGTAGACCCAACAATAGATGAGTGTGAATAAAATTAAAATATTATTATCTGAAACAGATAAATATGTTGAAGTTCCTGTTGAAATGAAATGGGA